TGTTGCATTCAGCACCGATGTAGTAGTAAGAGCAGTTGTTTGAACAGTACCATCATTGAAAGTAACACCCGTTCCACCAACCGTTACTGACATAATTTACCTCTATTATTTTTCATAATGTTACTTCCTTTATTTAATAAACAGTAAAACCGTTTGTTGTGTCCATAGAAAACTTGAGAGTACCACCAGAAGTTTTTATCTGCAATACTCCCCCTGATTCCTCTACAATCCAACTAGCGGTAACCAACTTTGTACTTGTCGTAGAATTACCTGTAATACTAATACCATAAGTACCAGAATTATTATAAACACCATTCGTTACTGTTGCAGCATTACCTGTAATACTAATACCATAAGTACCAGAATTATTGTAAACACCATTTGTTACTGTTGCAGCATTACCTGTAATATTAATGCCCCAGTTACCTGATGCATTTACACCTGTTGTACTGGGAGCACCAATCGTATTATAACTAACAGTAGTAGTAGCACCACCATTAAAAGCAGAACCTGATGTAGCACCAGTCCCTGAATTATTAAAGGTAATGTTATTATTCAAATTAACACTAACAGCGGAAGTGCCATCAAAAGCGACACCGTTGATGTTTCTGGCAGTAGCTAATTGTGTAGCACTACCTGCATTACCTGAAATATCACCAGTGATTTTAGAACCGATTAATGAAGTAATCCATGAGGGATTTGAATATGAAGCATTGGTGTAAACACCATTCGTTACTGTACCCGCATTACCTGAAATGTTAATTGAATACAGAGAAGATAAATCATTCCATGCTGTTCCATTGTATTTTTGCCATTTATTACTAGCCGAACTCCACCTTGTTGTATTAGTGGGTACGTTAGTTGCTGAAGTAACGGCAGGGTCTAACCCTACCGCTAAATCATCAAATCGCGCATCCATTTCAGTCACAAAGTTAGAGTATGTACTCGTAATCGTTGGCTTTAAATGATCTGCCATATTTTTAATATCCTTTAATAGACCAAGAAGTTGTTGCGGTTACTCTTGTTCCTGAATTGTTGAATAAGTATATTCTGAAAGATTGAGGATACATCGAGCAATTACCACTTGTATTAGCTACTGACATATTAACTGTAAAACTATTAGTTGAATAATTTGTTACAGTATAAATATCTGTAGTACCAGAGCCTGAGTTAATAAACAACTTGACATTTTGACCAGTGATCATGCCGTGATTATTAATATTAACTGTACAAACACCAGAACTAACTGAATATGTACCAGACACAAAAGCATCTTTAATATCGTATACAGGAATGACAGGTGTAGTAGCCGAAGGCGACACTGTTACACTTTGTACATCAATAAATTCTTTATTAAAGTTTACGATTGTACCAAGAGAATCAGTTGAAACCGCAGAAATTGTTCCTGCATCATTCTTTAGTTTGGCATCAAGTCTTACCGTTAATTCAGTAATTTCATATAGACCTACATTAGAAGGCTCAGTTACTGTAATCCTAATCTTTACGTATTGGAAGTTTAATCCAAATACATCAGTTACTCCATTATAATCTACATATGTAGAATTGTCAAGAGACAAACTGATCTTTGTTACTACGATTGGAGAACCAGCAATTGCTGTACCTTTATAGTTCAGTAACACACGACTGGATGCCAAAGGTTGACCAAAATCAAACACTTCTTCATAGTAACCTGTGCCACCCGAAGGTTGGATAAAGATTGGATAACCTGCGTTTACTTGATCTTGAGGATTACTCCATGATCTTGTAGTAAAATGCTGTTGAAATGTTTCGGTAGTATTTACGGGTAAAGCCAAGACTGTACCATCGAATGTAGCTGAAGATTTGACACCTGTAAAAGCACTATTAAATTCTCCATGAAATACGAAATCAGGAGGTTCAGAAACTAAAGTAGTTACTGATGCAGGAGCACTTTGTACACCTTCTGTATCAACTGCAACTAACCAGTAAGTGAAGTTACCACCAGTACTTTCATTAATTGTAGTGAATTCACCTTTCTTATCACCAAGGACAACGGCTGAATCATACACTGAACCTTTCTTAATTAAAATATGGTCAATAGGTAATGACGTTCTAACAGGTAATGTCCAGTACAACATAACTGTGTTATCCACAACTTGTGTTCTTACATCTGTTGGTGGATTAGGTGCAACTTTAGCAATTGCTTCAGAGTAACCTGAAGATTTATTACCATGAACATCTACTGTTTTAATCGTAAATGTACGGTTACCGACCCAATCAGCAGGTAGAGTAATACTATTGGCTTTAACTGTACGAGTAGTACCGTTATAAGTTAACTCATACAAAGCAACATTGAATTGTGAAGCAGTCACCTCTGTCCAACTCAGGGTTACAGTAGCACTAGTCAAAGCGGTATCTGAATATGAATAGACAATATCAATAATGTTTGGTACAGTATCAGGAATAAAGCTAATTACACTAGAGGTCAGACTGTAGTTACCTGAACTATCAACTGCTCGAATGTAGAATGTAGCAGAACCATTTGTAGCATACTTGACGAAAGCTTTAGTACTATCACCATAAAAGACTCTACGATAATCACCTGTGCCCCATCCCGTATCTTCTGTACGAATCTCGTAAGTACTTACATCGTATTCTAAATTAGGATGCCAAGATAGTAATAGTTGACCACTAGATTTATCAGAAGATATCACAAATTCAGTAACTTGAGACGGTGGATTAGTTTTACCAACTACAGTATGATTACTGTAACTTGTCCAATTACCAACTCTACCAGTACGAGAAACATACCTCATTCTGATCTTATAAGTTTCACCTTCTTTTACATCTGTGATAGTAGCAGAACCATTTTGATAAGGTACAAATACCGATCTAAAGTTAACACTTGAATCAGATGAAAATAAATCATATTGTACTTCTACAGATTCTGTATTTGCAGGTAATGCATTGGCGTTTACATACGAAACATTTAAGTTGTACTTAAATACATTCTTAGATACTCGCTCCATTACGGATTCATCACTTACGAAACCTGTAATTAGTGGAGCATCTGCTCCGAAGTTTTCTATCTGTAGTGTAGGAGGCAATGATAACTGAGACTCAAATACAGTACTTGCTGTTAGAGTTTGATAATCTGTATAAATGTTATATTCAGGAGTTACACCATAGTCTACGAAAGTAAGTCTAGCGTTGTTATTACTTGAAGGTTCAATTCCTAGTAATACCAAGTCTTGAGCTTCTTGATTATTTTGTCCGAATAAGAACAAGTCACCAGCATCAGCTTCGTCACTTGTTACTGCGGAAGTTAGTTCAATTTCACTGTAATAATCGTCTGTTGTTTTAACGGCAATGTTTCTAACAACTGAAGCACCTGATTTACTTCTAAAACGAATAATGTACTGAACACCAGCTTGCATTGGTACTTCTTCATCTAGTTCTAAAATAGTACTAGAGATTCTATTCTTAACACGACCTGAACCTAAACCCCACATTGGTACATCATGCATTACTTTTACACGATCTCCACGATTACATACAAGATATTCAATGTCTGAATTTAATGTATACATTTCAGGGCGAAGCTTCATTTGTGCCATGTGCCAACGAGCATGATCAATTACAAGCGACTTCTTAGTTACACCCGGAAGAGTGATACTTTCAAATAGACTTGCGTTATTAGCAGTTTTACCAATATCATACACAATGATTTCAGATTGCTGATAATCTTGATCTTGATCGTAGTAAGTAACACGTAAGCCATCTGGACGTTTAGGTAACGCTTTAGAGCCTTCGAAACCCCAACTATTATGAGGTGTAAAGTGCTGAACCACATTAGGCTTAACTTCGTCAATAACTACTGTCCATTTGCCATCTACAAGGGCAGGACTGGCTCTACCAGCAGCGCAAATATCACGGATGACTTCCAATACACTACGTGCTTCACCGAGTGTTCCATTGTACTCAAATCCTCTTGCAGTGCAATACTCATGAAAGTACTGCAATTGTGTTAGGTTAATTTGAGCGTTTGCATCTGTAACTTTACGAGGGTTAGCAGGATGTTCCAATATGTAACGCACCAAAGCAGCAGGATTACTCGTAGCACCATTCACCCAAGCTGAACCATTCCAAGTCTTGCACCACGTTTGTACGATTGCGCTAATACCTTGAATGTTACCGTTGAGTTGGTCAGTTGCTTTAATCTTAAATGCAGTCTTTGCAATCTTAGAACCAACAGGATCAACTGCAGGTTTATTATTACGTAAGAAAGTTACTGATTGTAATACTGACTGAAAGTAGTATCTACGAGTAGAGTTATCTTCTACGTTATCACCAGTTTCTCTACGAACTCTAATAATCAATTGTTCATGGTTTAGAGTACTATATGATTTTGTGTATGTAAAACCATCTTTTTTAACACTATCTCCACCAATCGAGAATGCTTCTAATAGATTCCATGTCAATCCTACATCGGTAGAATACTCGGCTCTAAAATCAACAGAAGTGGCATATGAGTCACCAGCACCATCACCTTGTGTATTAATTCTACGCAGACCTTGTGGGAAATGCAAAGCAATTGTTGCATTAGTTACAGGCACAGGCAATCCTGTTGCTACATCATATTCAATACCAGTTGCTGCTTCAAACCATGCACCGGGAGTTACACCAAATGCGGATGCAGTATATGTAGCTGTTGCTGCCAAATCTATTTGATAATTCAAATAAGTACTATCAAACGTAGAGTATGAATCATTGGTTAATGCTGTTACTTTTTTAGTAGTAGAGTTTATATTTGTAACAACTATATTGGTAAGATTGCGAGATGTTAAAGTCCAAGTAGTTGTGTTAGATGTAAAGTAAGCTTCAACTAATTGACCAGCAACAGTACCAACAAATGGTACTCTGACATTATTGTAAGTTCCAAATTCATCAGAGGATACAACATTAGTACCTGAATAACTTCTGTTAATAATTTCAGGATTACCATCACAAGTTAATTCTACAGCAGTATTAATCTG